TCTATGAACTGCCCGTCGATGATCTCGTTTCGGTCACGTCGATGGCCACCGACCAGGACGGCGACGGCGTGTTCGAGCAGTCGTGGGTGGCTGGCACCGACTTCCAGCTTTCCTTCGGGATCTGGGAGTTCAACCAGAATGTCACCGGCGAGGCCCGCCCCTACACCCACATCCGGGCGATCAACGCGGTCGGCGGCGGCAAGTTCTTCCCCTACACGTGGCCGTTCAGCCGGCTCGACCGCATCCAGATCGTCGGCGTGTGGGGCTGGCCAGCGGTGCCGTACCGGGTGAAGCAGGCCGCGCTCCAGATCGCCAGCGAGCTGTTCAAGCTGAAAGACTCCCCGTTCGGCCTGGCCGGCACCTCGGAGTTCGGCATGGTCAGGCTCCCCCGTGGCGGCAACCCGTATGTGGCCAGCCTGCTGTGTGACTATGCCTCACCCATGCGCAAGGTCGGTATGTAGGCATGGCCAGCGAAGAGGCCAGCGAGATGGCCGCCATGACCAAGGGCCTGCAAGGCAAAGCGGGCGCTGCGTTCGACAAGGCGTTCCTGGGTGAGATGATCGCCCACCACCAGGGAGCCATCGAGATGGCCAGGATGGCATTGAAAGACGCGGAGCACCCCGAGATCAAGAAGCTCGCCAGGGCGATCGTCGCCGCGCAGACCTCCGAGATCACCGAGATGCAGGGCTGGCAGCAGGACTGGGGTCTTTCCGTTAGCGATATGCCTGGCCTGCGATGACCGCCTGGGCGGACCTGCGGGAGAAGGCGCTCTTCGGCCTCATCGACGGGCTGAACGGGGCGGTCGGCCTCGTCATTGGCCTGCTCCATTCCCACGCGGCGGCGTCGCTGATCTTCGTCGCCCTGCTCGCCCGCGCCGGATCGTCCTCGGTGTCGATGGCCGGTGCCCAGTATGAAGCCGACGACAGCACCCCCGACCAGGCCATCCGGTGGGGGCGGGTCGCCGCGATGGGCGTGGGCTACCTGGCGTCGGCGCTGGTGCCTGGCATCGGGTTCGCGTACAGCACCCACCTCGGGGTGATCATTTTCGTCCCGGCCTGCATAGTCATCCTGGCTGCCATCACCTGGACACGCTCCAGGAGTACCGGCTGGCTGAAGGCTGCGGTCACCACCGTCGTGATCTTCGCGCTCGCGGTCGGGGCGGGCCTGCTGGCCTCCCTCGTAGCTGGGTGAGAGGAGACGAGATGCTTCATCTGCTTCTCGTAGTGCTGGGTATTGATGACACCTCTGGCCCCTGGTACGGATTCTGGAGCGGCTTCGGGTCCGACCTGACTGAGTTCGCCCTCATCGGCGTGCTGCTCGGCACGATCCGGGCGCACAATTGTGAGGTGCACCATTGCTGGCGGCTCGGGCGGCACACCACCGCCGCCGGGACGAAAGTGTGCCGCAAGCATCACCCCGACGATCACCTGACCGAGGAGAGCGTCCGCGAGGCTCACCGGTTCTACCTGGGAAAGAGGCCCGGCCATGGCTGATCTGACTAGTGTCTGTAACGGGCTCGCCACCGTGCTCGACACGATCCCCGGCCTGCGGGTCAGCTCGGGCTTCACGTCCCAGGTGAACCCGCCGATGGCGGTCGTCATGCCGCAGCCGTCCCAGTCGCTGCGGTTCGACACGATGGGCGGTGGGATCAGCTACCTGCTGCGGGTCGTGATCCTCGCCCAGTACGCTCAGGACTCCTCGTCGGTGAATCAGCTCAACTCCTACCTGGCGACCACCGGCCAGTTTTCGGTGGCGGCTACGATACTGGCCAACCCCCGGCTCGGTGGTGCGGCAGAATCAGTGAACATGGACTCAGTGAGGGGATACGGGCTGATGGAATGGGCTGGCCAGCAGTACCTCGGTGCCCAGATACTGGTTACGGTGCTGGCGACGTGAAGATCCCCAAGCGGGTGCTGATCGTCCACCCCGGCCCGAACTTCTCTGTCCACGATGTGTACGCCGGCTGGCAGGAAGCCTTCATCGAGGCGGGTATCGCCTGCCGGGAGTACAACCTCGATGACCGGATCGCGTTCCACGACTCGGCCTACCTGTTCACCGGCAACCACGACAAGGACGGCAACCCCCAGTTCAAGAAAGCCTTCCACGACAAGGCGGCAGTGATCGGGGTGTCCGCGAACGGGATCTACGCCACCTGTTTCCAGTGGTGGCCCGACGTGGTGCTCATCGTCTCGGCGTTCTTCATCCCCACCGACTTCATGGACGTGATGCGCTCACGCGGCATCACGGTGGTGATCCTGTTCACCGAGTCGCCATATGAGGAGACCCGGCAGCTGAAGCGCGCCCGCCACGCCGACCTGGTGCTGCTCAATGACCCGCTGCAGATCTCCATGTATGACGAGGCGGGCATCCCCGCCATCTACATGCCGCACGCCTACCGCCCCGGCCTGCACTACCCGGGGCCGGGTGAAGACCAGTTCGTGACCGACTTCACTTTCATCGGTACCATGTTCCCCTCCCGGCAGGAGTTCTTCTCCAAGATGGTGGCGCTCGGCGCGTTCGACGGGCTCGATACCACGTTCGGCGGCAACTGGGGCACGGTGAAAGAGTCCGACCCGCTGATGAAGCTGCTGTCGCATGAGCGGAACGAATGCGTGGACAACGCGCTCACCACCCGGATCTACAAGTCCGCCAAGGTGGGGCTCAACATGTACCGGCGCGAAGACGACGACGACACCCATGAAGGGTGGGCGGCCGGGCCGAGGGAAATCGAGATGGCTGCGTGCGGGCTGTTTTTCCTGCGGGAGTCCCGGCCCGAATCGGACGAGCTGTTCCCGATGCTGCCCACCTTTGCCAGCCCGGAGGACGCGGCCGAGCAGTTGCGGTGGTGGCTCGACCACGACATCGAGCGGGGGATCGCTGCCATCCAGGCGCGGGCACGGATCAGGGACCGCACCTTCGCCGCCAACCTCAAGAAGCTGCTCCAGGCGCTGGATGAGCTGTAATGCCCGGCATCCCGCGTAAGTGGTTTGACGAAGTGGGGCCAGCCCGCAGCAGGGGCATGACCCTGCTGCCGACCCCGCCGCGCAATGACCCAGGCGGGCAGACCTATGATGCCCACCCGGCCAGGCTCGCCGCCGCGCTGCGACTGCTGGACGCGGTCTGTGAGCCGTATGCGACTGTCGCTGACCTCGGCTGCCTGCACGGCGCCTACACGATCGCCTTCGCCAAAGCCGGGTACCGGGCTGTCGGTCTCGACGCACGGGCGGAGAACATCGCCGTCTGCCGTGAGGCGGCAGCCGGGACGGGCGCCCAGTTCATCTGTGACGACGTGCGGAACATCGAAAACCACGGCCCGTTCGACGCCGTGTTCTGCTGTGGCCTGCTCTATCACATGGAGCAGCCCGTGCGGCTCCTGCGCCAGCTTGCGGCGGTCACCCGCAGGCTGCTCATTGTCCAGACCCACTACTCGGTAGGGGGCGGCCACCAGAACGAGGGCTGCGAAGGCCAGTGGTACATCGAAGGCGACCTCGCCCACCCGTGGTCCGCGTGGGGGAACGAGCAGTCCTTCTGGCTCACCCGGCCGGCGCTGTTCGCCGCCATCCAGGACGCCGGGTTCGGCCTGGTCGCCGAGATCCACGACCACCTCGCCGATGTCAACGGCTCAGCCGGGCGGCTCATGGTGGCCGGGATCAAGCAGTAGGGAAGCCGCGCCGCATCCAGCTGACGAACACCTCCGCTTCCACCCGGCGTCCCCGCCTGGCGTGCTGCAGGTAGGCGAGCTGGCCGGACTCCATGGCGCGGTACACGGTGGCACGGGACAGCTGTGAGCCCTCACACACCTCGGCGACCGTCATCCAGTACAGCGACGGTGGCTCCTGGTAGCTGCCCCACGCCTGGTCCACATGACTATTTTCGCGCCGTGAGACATCAGGAGACACCAGGGGCGGGGGTATTGGGCATAATGGACCCTGAGGCCGCACCCTCTGTTAGGAGCTGGTGTGGCCTTCGGCATCGCGGCGGGCGCGGTAGGCGAGCAGGTAACCCAGGGCTGCTTGCAGAATTCGCGGGTCTTCCTGCAAATTCCCGATCCCGATGTTGCAGTTGCTGCACAGGATGCCCCGTATGCACTTCCCGCAGGATCGCTTCCGCGTCGCGCAGCAGGCGTGGTCGTGGTCAATATGCCAGCCGCCGGCACCCTGGCCACCAGGCTCAGTCCTGCGGCAGATGGCGCACCTCTTGCCCTGAGTCTCGAATCGGGCATTGAACTGACCCTCGGTCAGGCCGTAGTTGCGCAGGCGTTCGATGCGCGTCTGGAGCGCGGGGTGTTCCTTACGGTGATCGCGCATCCAGGCCGCCATGCATGGGCGGCAGTAAGACGCGGTCGCGGCGAACTGATGCGCTGGCTGCGTGGTGTCGCATCGAGGGCAGTGGCGCTCGGTAGCTCCCTCATGGCGACGCTTCAGCAGCGCGGCATTCTTGGCGTTGCGCTCGCGGGATACCCGGTGATCCGGGCAGTAGACGGGGCGTCGTCCCGCCTTTACCTCGAAGGTGAACTCGTGGTTGCCGACAGGGCAAGTACGAGTCTCAGTGTTTCTCATTTCTCCAGTATACGCTGCGTTATTGGCGTTAGCAAATCGAGAAAGGCCAGGTAGACGACGTGGCTCGTATACATGGGAAAAGTGGTTTTGTTTACATGGGAATAGCTAGCGGTGCAGTAGCTAGCCCGATCGCCTTTTTGACAAACTGGAACCTGAACTTCACGGTGGACCAGCCTGAGGTCACGGCTTTCGGTGACGCCAACAAGATCTACGTCTCGGGCCTGCCCGACGCATCCGGTGACTTCACCGGGTTCTTCGATGACGCAAGCCGCCAGATCTACACCGCCGCCCGTGACGGGATCGCCAGGAACTTCTACCTGTACCCGAACACGGTAGCGGACCCCAACATGTACTGGTTTGGGCAGATCCTGCCCGATTTTACCGTTTCGGGTGGAATTGCCGAAGCGATCTCGGTCAAGGCGAATTGGAAAGCTAGTACCGCAGTGATCAAGTACGCGCCCGTGGAAGGGTACGGCTGACCTGCGGGTTTGCACTCCGCGTCAAGCCGTGCTACTTTCCTCACATGGCGAAACGCGAATGCAGTGTGGATGGCTGCGACAAGCTGGTCAATCGGCGCGGCCTCTGTCAGGCCCATGCCTGGCGCGAGCGCAAGTACGGCGATCCTCTCGGCGGCAAAGCCCGCTATGCGGAATGCTCCGTGGAGGACTGCCATGTCAAGCACTACGCACGAGGCTGGTGCGCGGCTCACTATCAGCGCTGGCACAAGTACGGCGATCCCCTGGCTGGTGGCCCTACCCCGGTAGCGCAGTCTGGCCCCTGCTCCGTGGACGGCTGCCGTCGCACCGCCGTCAGTCGCACATGGTGCCTGCCGCATTACCGGCGCTGGGAGAAGCACGGCAACCCCACAACTGGCGGTCATGTGCGGCAGCCGTCTGAAGACTGCACGGTGGGGGGGTGCGAGAGCGATCCCGTAGCCAAAGGCTGGTGCCTGAAGCATTACCAGCGGTGGCGCGAGTTCGGTGACCCCGAAGCCCCTCTTCGGCGCAAGCCTGACGGTGAGGGCTGGCGTGGCCCGAATAACGATGGCTACATAGTGATCAAGAAGCGTGGTGTAACTAAGCTGGAGCATCACCTGGTCATGGAGAAGATGCTTGGGCGGAAGTTGTATCCAGGGGAAGAGGTTCACCACAAGAACACGATTCGGGACGATAACGATCCGGGCAACCTGGAGTTGTGGACCACCAGCCAGCCGGCGGGCGGGCGGGTGGCAGACATCGTGGCCTGGGTGGTGCGATACTACCCAGACGAGGTCAGGCAGGCCCTGGCCTCCCTCTAGGAGGCCGCCATGCCCGAGCCCATCCGCGAACCCGGCTGGTACCGCATCACCGCCTGGGAGTCCGTGCCTGAAGACGAGGCCAAGGCCGAGATCGAGGCGGGTGAAGGTCACGACCTGATCTTCATCGAGACCCCCGGCGCTGGCCGCAAGTACCAGATGAGCCCCGAGTAGCAGGAGGCCGCCATGTCCTTCGGCGTTGATTACGCTTTTTCTCCTCATCCCAGCATCGCCGCCATGAAGACGGCGGGCGTCGCGTTCGTCGCCCGCTACACCTCCGCCTTCCCGCCGAACGACACGAACGGCAAGAACCTGCTCAAGGGTGAGCTGACCGCCCTGCTCGCCGCTGGCCTGTCAGTGGTTGTCGTGGCCGAGGAGGGCGCGGAGCGCATGAAGGGCGGCCACTCAGCGGGCGTGACCGACGCTACCCACGCGAACGACGTGGTGAAGGCACTCGGCATGCCCACGATCCCGGTCTATTTTGCCTGCGACTACGACGCCCCGCCGGGGGATCAGGCGGCGATCGACGCCTACCTGGACGGGTGCGCGTCGGTGATGGGTGATGACCGGGGCCGCAACATCTACGGCGGCTTCTGGCCCACGTCGCGGGCGCGGGCGGCGGGGAAGGCGAAGCGGGTGTGGGGCACGATCGCCTGGTCTGGTAACAACTGGGTGACCGCTAACTGGACCCCGCAGATCATGCAGGGCCTGACGGTGAGCGTCGGCGGGGTGTCGGTGGACGTGGACCATTCCCACGGCGCCGACTATGGCCAGTGGCCCCGGCCGGTTGTGCAGCCACCGACGCCACCGCCCTCGGGTGGACCGCCGTACCGGCATGTGATGAAGTTCCCGGCGTCGTGGAACCGGATCGCCAAGCGCCGCAACACGACCGCCGAGGCCCTGATGGCGTATTCGGCGGCCAGCTACACCACGCAGGACGAGCAGATCATCGCGGGGAAGGCGCTGCGGACAGGCACCCCGTACTACACCAAGAATCCGTGACCGAGGACGAACTGCGTGAGCTGGCCGGTTACCCCGGCCCGCCTGAGGTTACGTTCGCCGGGCAGCAGTGGAAGGTCCGCTCCGACCCACTCGCAGCCTTGCTGCGGTATGTGCTCGCGGATATAAAGGCCAAGCCGGAAGAGGACGCCGAAAGCCCGGCCCTGGCTGCCATGCACCGGCTGCTGGAAGACTGCCTGGTCGATTTCGCGGCGTTCAGCGCTGCCGCGTTCACCGCCAAAGTCACCTTTGACGACATCCAGGCGGTGGCCAAGGCGGTCATCGAATACACGTGCGCCCGGAATTTCTGGCCGGCGATGCGGCTGCTCGGCTACCTGGCTGGCAGCCTGGAGGAGATCGACGGCAACCTGCTGCGCACGTCGGCGCGTGGCCTGACCAGCCTGACCGCCCGTGAAGCCTGTAATCTGGCACTGGCGGTATGTCTCGAAGGCCGGGATGAGGAGTCCCGCCAGGAGTTCTTCATCGACCTCAGCTATGAGGGGTCGCCGGAGGCTGAGGCCCTGGCGGCACTGAGGGAGTACAAGGCGGCTCAGGCTGCGGCGGCGGAGGCCAGCGATGGCGAATGAGAACGTTGAGATCACCTTCGATGAGAGCGCCCTGGCGCTGTGGTATGTGGCGGTGTCGGAGGAGCTGCTGCCCCGCATCGCCACCGAAGTCGAAGACGTGGCCCGCGCTATCGCGCCCGTCCGTGGCCGGCGCACCCCCGTTCCCCGGTATGCCAAGAAGGGCTATATCGGCGTGCCGGGGCGGCTGAAGGCGTCGGTGCAGTCGAGCGTGGACCGGGACTATCTCGGCCCCTACGCCGACATCGCCGCCTTGTGGTATGGCCGGTTCCTGGACCCGCCGGCGCGGCAGATCAAGCGGGACATCCCGTTCCTGCCTACGGCGCTGATGTGGACCGTGGACGGCAAGGAATACCACCTGTAAGCGTGGGTTAATGTCCAGGGTCATGCGGGGCAGCCCAGCGGCGGCCGACAGCAGTGTCCTCAGCCCGTCGTCACCGGGCCGGGGAGCGAACCCGCAGTACCGGCACCGCAGTTCAAGGCTTGAGCTGCGGCCTCTGGGCGTGTAGGTGGCGGGGACGGGCAGCGGCCCGTTGTAGGCGAACACGGTGACAGGCCGGCGCCGGCCACGGTGCCCGCACACCAGCAGGACCATGCCTCATGGTAGCCTGGCAGCACTTCCCCGGCCTCCGGGTTGAGAACAGGGCGTGCGCCTGGCACCACGCCCATCCTCCCCACGCAAGCAGGCCGTACATGTCGAACACCCGCAGCACTACGCCACCGAAAGGCCGGCCGACAGCCCCCCGTGCCCGGCAGGCTAAGCCTGAGCCGCCGTCGTTCAAGCTGATGGGGGCCGAATACAGGCTCGCCGACAAGGTCGGTATCTGGCCGCTGATGCAGTACGCGCGGGCGATCGAAACCGGTGACAATGACATGGGCCAGCGCCGGATGATGGCTTCCGCCCACGCGATCCTGGAAGATTCGGTCCACCCTGATGATTGGGGCCGCTTCCAGGAAGACATGATCAGCAAGAAGATGGACGACCTGCTGGTGGTGCTCGACGCTGTCATGGGCGCCGTCCGCATCGCTGACGCTAAGCGGTCCCGCAATGGCCGCCGCACTCCCGTCCGGGCCGCTACCGCAGAAATCACGACCTGACCCGGGGGTGAGTGGTGCCAGACGCCTTCGCGCTGGCTAACGCTTTCGTGCGGCTCAGGGTGACCGCTGACGGTGTCCGCGCTGAGGCTGACGCGAAGCTGAGGGCTGCCCTGGCGGGCCTCGACCCGACCGTCAAGATCAAGGCGAACACTGACGCGGCGAAGCTGGTCACTGGGGAGCTGAAGGCTTATCTCGACGCGCTGGTGAAGCGCAACTACGAGCTGCGGATAAACGTAGACGACAAGATGGCGCAGGCGAAGCTCGCCCGCGACTACGCGATGCTGGTGCGCCTGAACAGGCGCATTGAGGTCGGGGTCAGCCTGCGGGGCGCGGCGACGGTGGAAGCGCAGCTGCTGGCCATGGACGCCTCGATGGAAAAGCTCAAGGCGGACATGGACGCTGCGGGGG